ACAAACCTGAGTTCATCGGTGAAGCCGCTGAGGGCGACGTGTTCAACACGACTACGAAGGAGGTCTACGGTCCCAACCTCGCCGTCGTCGTGCTCAAGTTCGAGCACGTGTTCATCGAGTGGAAACCCAACAGGGGCGGGTTTGTCAGCTACCACACGCCCGAGAACGCCGAACGCCTTGCAGTCGACAAGACCTTTGGCAAGTGGAAGACCAAGGACGGCAACGACCTGGTGGAGAACTACGTGTACCTTCTGCTCATCGAGGGACATGAGAGTGAGGGTCCCGTTGTCCTATCGCTCTCCTCGAGCATGATCAAGCTCGCGCGTGAGTGGAACAGACTCATGACGACGCACATCATGGACGATGGTTCCAGGGCCCGTCCGTACTACCTCGTCTGGAAGCTCACCACGAAGTACAACGAGAACGACAAGGGCACGTGGTACTCATTCGATGTCGCCTTCTCTCGCTACATTGACGAGCGCGTCTACGCCATCACGAAGCAGGAGCGCGTGGCGCTACCCTCACGCAAGGTAGACTATGCCGCCCTGGAGGACAAGACGAACATCGAGTCCACTGAGTACTAAGTTAACAGGGGGCTCGGGTGTTGTGCCTGAGCCCCTATCATTACTCTGGAGGACTCTATGGAGTTTAGGGGAAAGACGCCCACTGAAGTGTACAGTCGTGTAGGCATAGAGTTGTTGACGGCACCACAGGTACAAGCGCGGGGTCTGACTACGCGCGAGTTACTTGACGTGACGCTCATAGTCGACGACCCAAGTGAGCACTTCATAAGTCAGCGCATGGAGCCCATAGCACTACGCTATGCAGTAGGCGAGTTTTGCTTCTTCATCACTGGCCGTAATGACCTAGCAATGATCGAACACTATTCTAAGTTCTGGTCGCGCATCAGTGACGATGGTAAAGTCGTAAACTCGGCGTATGGAAAGCGCTTATTCATAGACGAGAACGCACACGGTGCTAGAGCATTGCAGTACGCTTTAGGCACGCTTGAGCAGGACATGTTCACGCGCAAAGCCGTGCTACCAATCTATCACGTCAACGACTCGCACGAGTCTAATGACAACCCATGCACGATGTTCTTGCAACTCGTCATACGTGATAGCAAGTTGTCATGTCACGCGTTCATGCGCTCTAACGACATATGGCTTGGGTTGCCCTATGACATGTTCTTCTTCACACTCGTGCAGGAGATTGCACTAGTCTATCTGCGTGAAGAATGCTATCCTAACCTACAGATAGGTCCGTACTATCATCATGCTGTTAGTATGCACCTATACGAGCGCGACATAGACGTGTTTGGTCACAGCCTATACAACTTAGATACGCCTGTCGACGTGCCCGCGCTTACTGCACGCGACGTAAATACGTGGTTTTCGCATTTGTGCTTTTTTGAAGAAGTTACGCGTAAATCTAGCACATGTAAGCCTTACTTAAGTACGCCATTCCAAGAGTGGTGTAAGACTAGGTTGATCGGGAAGCAGTAATGGACAAGACAATACCCTCCTTGCAACTCGCTGAGTTTATTGATATATTCTCGGGCAACGCTCAAAACTACGGCGTACATCACTATAAGTTTACAGACAGTGGGAAGGAGGAGGGCAAGAATACAACTATAACAAACAGACTTGTAACAGCAGAAGAGTATAAAGCACACCTACTAGGCCAGACAGGTCTTGGTATTATACCTATTAATGGTGACGGCGACTGCAAGTTTGGCGTAATAGATATAGACGTCTATGACGCTGACTTGACGCCTTACATTCGCGCTATCGAGCAGCACGACTTCCCACTAGTACCGTTTCGTTCTAAGTCTGGTGGCCTACACATCTACTTGTTCCTCAAGCAAGCAGTAAGCGCGAAGTCCATCATAGAGGTACTTGAGCGCATGGTCACGATACTTAGTCTTGATATATACATCAAGACTAAGTTAAATCGTATCATTGAGGTATTCCCTAAGCAAACTAAACTTGCACCTGGGAGTGCAGGTTCCTGGATAAATCTACCTTATTACGATGTCGCCAATACACGCCAGCATGTCCTATCACGTGGTAAGGCGCTTAATTTCGACGACGCCCTTACGCACATAAAGACTAAGCGCAGGACTCTATCTGAAGTGCGCACATTCCTAAGTGAACTATCTCACGCTGACGGGCCGCCTTGCTTACAGACGATACAGATACTTAACAACGTCGAGAAGGGTGGAGGTAGGAACACCTATCTATTCTCGTTCGGTGTGTACCTCAAGAAGGCTGATCCAGAGTTCTGGGAGCAGAAGTTGTTTGGTATCAACGAGGATATGGCCGATCCAATAAGTAAAGCAGAACTTGAGAATACTATCATAGGCTCACTCCGTAAGAAGGACTACGCGTACAAGTGCAACGAGGCGCCTTGCGTAGACTTCTGTCGCAAGGCTTTGTGCAAGAAGCGCGAGTTTGGCGTAGGCAAGGAGGGTGGTTACTTCTCTGAACTTGAGTATGGCAAGCTTACGCAGGTCAAGGCCTACGAACCTTACTACGAGTGGGAAGTAAAGGTACCAGGCGAAGACTCATGGAAACTGTTGCGTTTCAAGAATGAGGCTGACATCATAGGGCAAGACGCGTTCTTACGCCTATGTTTTCGTGAGTTAAAGACACTGCCCATCAAGATGAAGCAGAGTGAGTGGTATAAGCTCATAAACCAAGCACTAGCTGACATGCAGGTTGTGCTAGTAGACAAGGAGGACGACACCTCGCCTATAGGCATGTTCAAGTCGATCATGCTTGAGTTCTTAACTGAGCGCGCGATGGCCCAGACCCGCGATCAGATACTGCACAGGCGTGCATACCTAGACCCTGATACGAACACGTACTACTTCCGCACAAACGATCTCGTCGATTTCATGTTCTTGACTAAGGGTTTTCGCTACTTCGCGCCTAACGACGTGCACGGCATACTTCGTGACTTCAAGGCTGAGCCAACGCGTCTGCGTACTGAGTCGGGCAAACAACTTCGCTTGTACTCGATCAAGTCAACAGACGTCGAGAACATAGGCCTAGTGCACTTAGATCGTTATGAGGCTAAGTTTGAGCCTAAGGAGGAACAGTTCTAATGGACAACATACACATGGTGTTCGGGGCGCCTGGTTGTGGTAAGACCACGCGCCTGATGCAGATACTGTCCGACGAACTCACTAAGGTAGAGCCCAACGAGATCGCGTTCGTGTCGTTCACACGCAAGGGCACTTACGAGGGTGTTGAGCGGGCTATGTCGCAGTGTGGTCTTAAGGAAGAGGACTTGCCCTACTTCAGGACACTGCACTCAATAGCGTTCCGTGCAGGCGGTTACACTAAGCACGACATGATTAGTAAGGTTGACTATCGTAACTTCTCAGAGTCTATGGACATGAAGTTTACAGGCTACTATAGTGAGGAGTTCTACTCCAACGACGACAAGTACTTATTCATGCACTTCATGCAGAAGAACAACCCCGTTACAGCTATGCGCTACGAGTACGACATAGATTCGCGTAAACTACGCGACGTCAGTTACAACTACGCGCGCTTCAAGGAGTTTGCTAAGGTGTCTGACTTCACGGACATCGTTGAGCGCTTTGTAAAGGTAGGCGAGACGCTGCCCGTCAAGGTCGCGATCATAGACGAGGCCCAAGACCTAACAACACTCCAATGGAAGATGTGCGAAGTGGCCTTTAAGGACTGTGAGCGTGTGTACATCGCAGGCGACGACGATCAAGCTATATACGAGTGGGCAGGCGCGGACGTCGAGTACTTCTTGAACATAAAAGCACAGAAGCGTGAGATACTGGATCAGAGTTACAGACTTCAACGCAAGATACTTGACACAGCAAAGGGCATCACTAAGTTAATCAAGAAGCGCGTGGAGAAGGACTTCGCGCCGATCAGTGACAACGGCACAATCTTCTTCTATAATTCGCTGGACGAGATAAGACTCAACACTGACGAGACATGGTACTTCATCACGCGCAACAACTGGCACCTGGGCAAGTTCAGAGACTACTTGCGCAAGCAGGCTCGAGTCTTCAACGACAAGGAAGCACTGTCATACGAACCTAAGCATATCGAGGCGATCAACGCCTTTGAGCGCGGGCGCAAGGCGGGCAAGCTGAGTGACAAGGATGAGTTGAAGGTCCGTCTACACGTGAATGGACCAATGGACCTCAAGAAGCCTTGGTATGAGGTGCTCAACTTCGACGTGGAGCAGACTGCATACTATCGCGACCTAGTCAAGCACAAGACTAGTATGCAGGACCGCAGCATCACAGTCAACACGATCCACGGCGTCAAGGGTGGCGAGGCAGACAACGTCGTGTTGGCGCTTGACTTCACTAAGGCAGTACAGAAGAACATGGAGCGTAACCCAGACGCTGAGTTGCGCTGTCTATATGTTGCCATCACGCGGGCTAAGAAGCATCTACACATAGTGCACTCCTCGTCGAGGATAGGTTATGACAAGTACCTGAGGGTAGGCAAGTGAGACAACAAGAAGTGCTGGATAAGATCATCGCCAAGAACGGATGGAAGCATCAGTACACTGTCGCGATAGAGGAGTTGGCCGAGCTTACTAAGGAACTTACAAAGGCCATACGCGACAAGGGATCGCAGGCACACATCTGTGAGGAGATCGCGGACGTTGAGATAGTGCTTGAACAGATCAAGTTGACTATACCTAGGTCGCGCATTCAGGTCACTCTGTTCAAGCGCTTCAAGCTGCAGCGCTTGGAGAAGTTGTACATAGAGGGGGTGGAGAAATGAAGTTCGACGAAGGCAAACCAGAGCCTACACTGGTGTATCGCGCGTTCACTAACATGGTGGCACGTGTCAGGCGCTTTGGCATCGAGAAGCATGGCAACAGCGAAGATTGGCGCACCACGCCCGAGGTGTCCCACTACGACGCCATGCTGCGCCACCTGCAGGCTGCCATGGAGGGTGAGGAGTTCGACGCTGAGAGTGGTCTGCCCCACCTCGCGCACGCCGCATGCTCGATCATGTTCGAGTTGGAACGTAAGTATGGCGGTAAGCATGCTACTTTCGTACGTTTACGCAAGAAGGCTAATCACTAAGATGTTCATTGAATCTATAGATTGTAGAAAAGGGGCCATGCTATATACCCTTGATTCGATAAAGTTTTTAGATTCAATGATATTGAATCCTCCAGAATATGAATCGAGGATGGTCTATAAATGCAGCTGATTATAAGCCCAGAAGCACAGCAGACACCAGAACAATCCCAGGCACTTGAGCAGGCACTGCGTGCAGACACGAGTTCTATGCGCTTATGTCCGTGTGGTCGAATGTTTCAACCTTATCGAGACTTCCAGAAGTTCTGCTGCGACGCGCATCGCGTGAAGTACAGTAGTGGCAAGCCCTCTGCGTACGTCAAGCGTCCCGCGGAGACTAGGCCATGCAAGAACTGTGGTAAGGAGTTCACTACTAACGACAGTAAGAAGCACTATTGTAGTCATGACTGCTATGAGGCTTACCAACTTAAGCGACGGGCTGACGTGGAAGTGCGAACTTGTCTGCAGTGTGGTAACAAGTTTGAGACGACGCACTGGTCTAAGCGCTACTGCTCGACTGAGTGCCGAATGAAGGCAAGGAGTAACACGTGAGTGATGTTAACTATCCAGACCTATCAGGTGCAGAGCAGATCGCAGTTGATATCGAGACATACGACCCTAACCTCATAGAGTTAGGACCGGGGGTATATCGTGGTGATGGACATATTCTTGGTGTATCTGTCGCCACTCCGGACGGATTCGCTGAGTACTACAACCTGGGCCATTATGACTGTGGAAGGGAGGAGCGAGAGCGAAATATACGATACCTTCGCGAGATATTGGGTAGCACAGTACCAAAGTTAGGCCAGTCAATAATGTATGATATCGACTGGCTTGAGAACGGCGAACACAAGATCAAGGTCAACGGCAAACTTAACAGCATCGAGATAGCAGAGGCTCTACTCGACGAGACGCAAGAACACTACAACATGGACTTCATGGGCCATAAGTACCTTGGCCTAGGCAAGGAGAAGACTGAGATAGACAGGTTCTGTGAGCAGAACAACCTGAAGGGCGACGCGCGCAAGTGGCTCTGGAAGATGCCCTGGGAACTCGTACGTAAGTATGGTAAGATGGACGCCATACTGCCCATCAAGATATTCGCGCTCCAGAAGTCTCAACTCATAGAACAGGACCTACTTGAACTCTTTGACTTAGAGAACGAACTCGTGCGCGTACTTATATTGATGCGTAAGACTGGTATCCGCGTGGACGCCAACAAGCGCGATCAGAACGGCTTCAAGGTGCAGTGCCAGATAGAGGAGTGGGAGCAAGAACTCTTTGGCAAGTACGGCGAGTTCAACTATAACAGCTCGATGCAGGTTGCTAAGATACTTGACAAGGAGGGCATACCTTATCCTAGCACTGACAAGGGCAATCCTGCGATTAACGCTTACTTCTACAAGCGCTACAAGGACGATAACTCGCTCATCCAACGCCTATTCGAACTCAGACAAGCTCGACACCACCTTGATACGTTCATCATGGGCAGTCACGTCAAGTTTGTCTGCCCAGACGGCTTGATTCATGCCCAGTTCTTCAATCTACGCAACGACAACCTAGGCGCCTTAAAAGGCACACGCTCTGGGCGCTTGTCAGGGGCTAACCCTAACTTGCAGCAGCAGCCGTCTAAGGGCGTCGACGAGTACTGGGGCCAACTCTGCCGCGAAGATTTCATACCGTTCGATAACTGTTGGTGGGGCAAGATCGACTACTCACAGATTGAGTACCGCTTCATGGCTCACTTCGCTACTGGCCCAGGCGCAGACGAGCTCAGGGCTACCTACAACAATAATAGTGGACAAGACTACCACCAGTACATCATGGACCTCACGGGCCTCAAGCGCAGGTATGCTAAGAACTTGAACTTTGGCGTGGCCTTCGGTATGGGTGCGGCGCACATGGCTGAGTTGTTCGGTTGGGAACTTGACTATGCCTATGAGATACTTAACGTCTACCACTCACGCGCGCCCTACATCAAGGCGACCATATCTAGCGTGGAGCAGGTCGCTAAGCGCCGTGGGTACATCAAGACGTTCTTGAAGCGCAGGTCGCACCTCGTCAACCCGAACAAGGCTTACACGATGTACTGCCGATTAGTACAGGGTTCAGCCGCAGACCTAATGAAGAAGGCCATGGTCACGTGCTATCACGACGGAATCTTTGATACTCTAGCACTGCACGCCACTGTGCACGACGAGCTCGACGTGTCGATACCTAAGACAAAGGTAGGCATTGACGCGTTCAAGGAGATGCAGCACACGATGGAGACGTGCCTGACACTTAAGGTGCCCATCAAGGCAGAGGCTGAGGTAGGTTCTAACTGGGCGGACATCGACGAAGTCAAGTGGGAAGACTTGTACAAGGAGGTAACATGACGACGAGGGAAAGAGCTTCTAATATTGCTAGATTGATCGATGATGCCTACTGCAAATCTGGTATTCGCCCGTCGGTGGCCGTAGAACACGCCATTACCAAGATAGCGGCCCTCCTCGAAGCCGACCGCCAAGCCGTGCTCGACGAGGCGGCGGAGCGAGCGAACATGCTCGAAAATCTAATAGTTGAGGCGATGCTCGATATTGAGGCAACGCCAAATATGGAGCGGCCTTCGGCAAAGGATAGGTTAGCGAGGCTTATTCAGGATGCCGGGCTATCGCGGGAATATTATCTCCGCGCCGCGATCAAAGGGGAAACGAAATGAACGACACACTGAAAGATTTGCTTTGTCCGTTGCTGGATTCAGTGAGCGGCGATTACTACCAAGGAAAAGATTGGGAAGTAAAGCAGGTTGCCGCGATACGCGCTCTCCTCTCCGCCCCGCTCGCCCCCGCATCGGACGCGAGGGGGGACGAGTGGTGGCGCCACGAGTGCGAAAGCCTCGTCGGCAAGGCCCATCGCTGCGAGCAATGGTCGAATGTCACGCACATCCCCCAAGAGGCTATCGCAGCTCTCCTCGCCTCGCGGCAGGGGGAGGCGGGATTCGCCTCGCCCGACTGGTACCGGGATGAGATCAAGCGGCTACAGAGAGAACTGGACGCTGCAAACGCACAGATAAACCAGATGCGCGAGCAGATCACGGACGCGCTACCCAAAGCCCCGAACAAGACGGCACCCGAGGGAGGGGAGTGGGATGAAACCGCTGGGCTCCTCCGAAGGCTTCGCCATGGCGATATGAAAGACAACGTAGGCAACCAGTGGCGATTCAAGCTAGACAGAGCCGAGGCCATCGCCGAAATCGAGAAGTTTCTTCTCGCCCGCGCCCCTCGTCCCGAAGCGAGCGGGGAGGCTGATAGGTATCTTGCCGAAGCCGAGGAATCGGCGGCACGGATGGAGGACTACGTATCGGCGCAGAACCTCCTTCATCTCGTAAAGCAAGCCCGCGCCCTCCTCGCCCGACAGCCCCAGGAGCAAGTGTGCTCCTGCGAAACCTGCCTCCATCACGACGACGTGCAAGAAGACGCCCCATGAAGCGTGAGTCAAACTTCAGGGGTGCCTTAGGCATGGCCATACGCGCGATGCGCCTTATCGCTCAACCAATAGAGTCCGGCTCAACAGGCCTTGGCATATCAGATCTATTTGTGCGCACGCGCAAGACGTCAGCATGGATTGAGTTAAAGAACACGCGATACACTATCAAGTACCCGTTCACTGTGCCCTTTCGTCCTGGACAAGCAGCATGGCTTGAGCGTCACTACATGTTAGGCGGCGTCTCTGTACTAGGCATAGCCACTACAGACGGCATATACTTCTTCGCCAACGAGGCGATACGCCGAGTATATGAGGACGACTTAAACATGCACTGTAGTTATAAGTGTGACAAGATTGTAGGTCGTGAGTTTGTTAAGTGGCTAGACAGTCTATAAGTAGTTCATTGAATCTATAGATTATAGAAAAGGGGTGACAATCTATACTAGTGATTAGAGAAAGTCTTTAGATTCAATGGTATTGAAGAGCAGACAATAAGGCCTAGGACGATATCGCCCTAGGCCTTATCTTTTATACTACTTGATCTGCTGTAATTTATTGATTATGTCATCCTTGCCCTTTGATCCAGCAGACGAACCAAAGTAGAAGCCTACAATCGTGACCATGATGCCGCTGACCGCGCCAAACACTAGAAACACGATGTTAGTCTGCTCAGCAGTCAAACCTGCGTCCTTCATCCAGAAGAAGATGAACACGATCAACACGAAGAATGATACAGTGAACAAGAACGCTAAGATGGCTTGAACATACTCACCAATGCCCTTGATGCCACGAGCTGACGTAGTGTCAGCGTATGCTAGACGCTCACTCTGCATTGACTGCTCGATAGCGTGAGTCTGTTCCTCCTGCTTAAGTTTAAGTAACTCAAGTGATAAGGCTGCCTTCTCGTCGGGCGTCTGTACGTACTTGTCTACTATGTCAGCGGCCTTATCTATGATCACTACTGGATCAACGCCAATCAGTTTAAGCGCGGCGACGCCTACTTCCTTGATGCCCATCACTTACCACCCTTAGTTGGCTTCTTCTTTCCGCCTTTGCACTTAGCCATTACACCCTCCTAAATATGCGCTTTGATACAACGCTCCCAACTGTAACTGTATGGGAGGTGCCCCACGGGTCCCAGACCAGATTGCCTAATCCATCACCAACTACGAAGTGCGCACGGTCAGTACTACTCATGTCAGTCTTCTCAATAGGACGCTCGTAACGCAGTACCTCAAGTTCGCCTACCTTGCACTGGTATTCGACGGGCAGACTATGCCCCGGACCCACCTTGAAGCATGTCCACTGCACACCAGAGACGTGTGACAGCAACTTACCTGCGTCAAGTACTGTGCAGTCCTCGCTGATAAGACCAGCTTGCAGGGCACTTTCATACTCAACAAGTGGATCAGATCGAGCGTGACCGAGCGTTGTCTCTTCTGCCAAGCGCAAGATTGACAAGAAGTAACAGCCAGTCTTGCCTATAGCAAGCGCAGCGCGTTGGGGGTGTTCAATCATCTGCCTCTCCTCACGAGGCTGGCCAAGTATCCGTCGTAGTTCCTCATAGCCTCAGTGATGTCGATGTGCGCATCAGTGACATTGCCATTACTCTCACCGTCACGCAAAGCCTCTAGACTCGCCTTAACACCCACCAGCATAGGGCGTTGTACGCGAGCGATCGCCTCTAGGTCGCCTGCACGCAGTTCGTCCATCTTCACCAACTTTGTGATGTTCTTGTTCAACTTCATCTGCGATCTGATTATCGCGATGAAACCAGTGAACATCCCAGTTCCAGCTGCGGCAACAGCCGCGTCCATTAGTCCAGAAGCAATAGCCATCTACTTACTCCCTATATGATGTCAATCTCAAGCACGAAGGTGGCATCGCCCCCTACGTAGTTGGTCCCGTCGGACGTTGTGAGCGTGATAGTGCGCGTACCGATCGCGGATATGTACATCGCCTGCACCGACTTCTGTAGGTCAACAGCCGCCTTGTTGAGCGGGATTATCCGGGCCTTGATATTGTTACGCAGAATGGCGAGCATGGCTGCGTTAGCATCAGTGAACGACCTAGAAGGTGAAGCAGCACTGACGACCGTTATCACGGCGCTGCAACCGTGGTAGTCAGGGTGGTTATTCCTTGAATGGCCTGGATCAGCACCCGAGCCAACACCAGGATCAACGACGGGATTGGCGGTGGTCAGTAGGTCAAACCCAATGCAATGGTTGTCGATAATAGACAGCCTAGTGGTGCCAGGAGCTGTCACTAGCGACTTGAATAACGCAGGCGTTCGACTGTCCCTGACAGTGTTACCCATGATCTCGCCCAGCACGTTCAGCATGTAAAACGGACGTATATTGCCTGCAGTCGCCTGACCGTCTACGACTAAGTTGTCGACGATCTTTAGTCCCGAACAGTTTGATGCGTACACAGAGAAGTCCTGCGATCCCTCCATGACGTTTCCGATGATCACACAGTCAGTGAGAAGGTCGGCCCCTGGACCGCCTCCTCCAATGAACATGCTGCAATTGCCGCCCTTAATGACGTTATTGGCGATGACCACGCGATTGAGAGGTTGTGACATCGAGATGTCGATGCACCTGCAGTCTACCGCAACGCCTGAATGTGTTATGATGTTGTCTGAGATGATCACGTTTTCAATGATTGCTGGCGTGTAAGGTGGAGTGCCGTATGAGCGCAGCCCCATGGCGCCTTGACTTGACACGGTGACTTTGTTGTTGGTTATCTTGCAGCCTACAGCATTTTCCACCAATATTCCGTATGTGCCTACAATGATATTTCCCGTGATGGTCACGTTTTCAGCAAAGCACTGACAAGGGCCAGCAACAACGTCGTAAAACTCGTTGTTGGCAATGATCACATCGGTGCCGTAGTTGTAGACGCCATGTTCAAGTTGGCCCTTGAATGTGCAACCCTGCACGATTGTCTTTGCGCCTACATTGAATACCCCGGTGTACAGATTCTTGCCAGAACCGCTGGGTCCAAAGTAGCAATTGAGCACCTTATTGTTGATAGTTGCCACAGCTATATTTATGCCCATGAGTACCGTGGGGTAAGGGACGCCTCCACCATGAACAAGTAACCCACCAAGGAACTTGAGGTCGCGGAACGTGTTCAAGTCGGCTTCCGAGTATATGCCGTCAGCCCCCGGATCGATGATGGCGATGTTCTCTACCTTGTTTCCGCCAACGGTAATACGAATCAACGACGGGTGCCACTGCAAGAGAGGATCCGCGCTGTTAGTGTCCAGCACCGTTCCAGGGCCAGTTATCGACCCGCCTCCGCTGATGCGAATGCTGGACGAGTTGAGCTTGAAGCCATCACCCAGTATGGACGTGAACGCCACATCGCCGTCTAGCACCAATTCCATGGCATGGTCGATGATGAGCGGATACAACGTGTTGTTAGCCAAGGCGTCAGCGCGCTGAATGACGAGGGTCGCTCCGTTTCCTGTGCCGTTGACCACGCTGTATGCAGCGGCACCGCGCGGAAGATAAAGCTTTTTGGATGTCGTTATGGCGGCCTGCAACTGCACGCGATTGTCCGTGATGCCATCCGCCTTGAGGCCGAACCACAGCGCGTTGACCTCTCCATCGAAGGCCCACTTCCATCGGCCAGGGGCCACGACAGACGAGGCTATGATCGAACCTCCATTGTCTGCCTCGACCGATGCGGCATCCCAGTAGCGCACTGGGCCGCCACCACCGTCGCCCGCAGCGTAGTAGCCCATTACCTGCACGGGGAAACCGTTGGCAGAGGGAAGCACCTGCTTGAGGTCGGCGATAGTGTTTACCTTATGCACCAAGAGTCCGTTAGGATCGTTCACGTAGTCGCTGGCATTGAGATTCGAGTACACCAGGCTGCCATTCTTGTTCTGGACTAGGATCGAGTAAGCATCATTGACGTACAACCGTCCGGGGCTGCCGTTGTACACGGGATAGCCGCCCTTGGTACGGATGTTGGATGCGGGAATGGTGAGCGCCGAATCCCAGTATGCCTGCTTCGGACTGGCTAGTGGGTTTAGGCCCATCACGCCGATGTAGATGTACCCGTTCTCTAGCGGATCGCCGTCCACATCAGTGAATATTGGATAAGGCGGAAAAATAAGCATGGACATCTTGGCCTCCTGTTATTTAGACGCGCCCACGTCGCGGGCGCCCTTAGACGTCTGTTCAGTCTTATACTGTTCACG